TCTGAGCGCACTTGAGAAGCAACTGCCTCACGACTATGTGACCAAAGACGACTATCGCGCTGACATTAAAGAAGTCAAAGACATTCTGCGACAAATCTTTGATAAGTTAGATGGTAAGGCAGACAAATCATGAAAGATTGGGCAATAGCTTTCGTAGCTGCTGCCCTAGTCTCATGCCTGACTATTTGGGCTGCTTTTTCAATTATGCCGATTCTTCAGTGGGTGCTTAGATGATTGGTATGCTGCTTGATCCAGAAGCCGCCCTTGATGCGGTTAATAAGGCGGTATCTCTGGTCAAAAAGGCCAGTGCTACCGCTAAGAGTGTGGAGTCTCTGGCTCCAATGCTTGGCAAGTATTTCGATGCAAAGGCCAATGCTATTGCGTCTGCTGAAGCTGCCAAAGCCGGGACATTTGGCGGTTCTTCTATGGGCAAGGCTCTTGAAATTGAACTTGCCATTGACTCACAAAAAGAGTTTGAAGAAGACCTGAAACGCCTGTTCTGGAACGCCAACAAAATGGATGTTTGGCAGAAAATCAAGGCTCGGGCTACTGTCATGGAAGCAGAGGCCGCTAAAGCCGCTGGCAAGGCCAAAGAAGACGCTCGGCGCAAGAAGCAAAAGGACAAAGAAGACCTTGAAGTGGCGATTGCCATTACTCTGTCTGTTGTGATTTTCCTGATCCTGATGTGGGGTGGATGGGAGTTGTTCTCTTTCTGTCGCAAGAACGGGTGTTGAGATGTGTGGAAACTTCTCAAGTGGTTCGATGTTGGCACAGATTGGAAACTTGGGTTTGACCGATTCCTCAAGTTCTGCTGTGGAGCCATCATCGCTCACCACTTGCTCGACATTCTGTATGTCTTGCCTGTTGAAGATTCCAAGTCCATCATTGAGTTCATAAAGTCCAACATCCCATTTGGAGGCCAATGAAAGTCCTGAAAATTTTATTGCTGTGCATGGCCCTGACGGCGTGCCAAGAGCAGTACCGATATTTCTGCCAGAACCCTGACAACTTCTACAGGGAGCAGTGCCAGAAGCCGCGCTGCCAGTTCACGCAGACCTGCCCCGAGTATCTTGTCGCCCCCATCTTGGAGAAGCAAATTGAGCAAACCAGACCAGCCTCAGAGCCAACACCTGTCCGCTGACCAGATCGAGGTCAGGATATGGGGATTTGTGGTCGTGATGATCACCCTCATCTTGACGTTCATCGTCTTTGCATTACTGTATTCGGTGACGTTTGTGACGCAGCCGATCAAGTCAATGGCACCCATTGACCAGGCATACACCAAGATGCTCAACGACATCGTGCTGCTGATTGTTGGCGGCATCGGTGGCGTGGTGGGCAAGCGAGCTGTGGGGGCTGCTGCGCAGACACTGTCCCCAAAGCCCCCAGCGGCTGCGGTTCCTGCGCCACAGCCGCCAAGCCCGATGCAACCAAGCCCAACCCAGTCAAGCCTTCCTGACTTCAACTGGATGGGCTTTAAAAACCCAGAGCTGGACGAGTCGTGGACACCTGGCCCACCGCCAACGACACCGCCAGAACATCTTGAAGACGACGACGAGCGCGAAGTGCTGGCTGCCGCTCGTCAGGAAGTGAAGGCGTCCTGATGTTTGGGCTGCCTCTACCATGGGTGCTGGGTGGCGTGGCCGTGCTGACGGTCGCCACCTATTTCACCGGCCACCACAAGGGCTGGGCAAAGCGTGACGCTGAGATGCAAGTGGAGATCGCTCGCAAGAACGAAGAGTCACGCGCCAAAGAGCAAGAGATGGCAAGTGCCGTCAATGCTAAAGACGAAGAACTGAGAAAGGCCAATGATGTTGTCAACAAAAAACAAACTGATCTTAATCGGCTGCTTAGTGCTGGCAGGCTGCGGCTCCCGTCCGCAGGTTGTGTACAAACCCCCGCAGCTGCCGCCCCTGCCGCCGGAAATAGCGCAGAAGCGCGAGCCGAACCTGACCGACAGACTGATCAAAATTCTGACGCCGAGCGAGAAACCATCAGACTCATTGCCCAGATCACAGCCGATGGAGACCGCGCAATCAACCAGCTCAACGCTTGCATCGACGCCTACAACGAAATAAGGAACATCGCCAATGCTCAACGCTGAACAACTCAAGCAGCTGCACATTGACCCCAAGTGGGTTGACCCGCTCAATGAAACCTTTGAGCGCTTCGGCATCCTGACACCTCGTCAGCAAGCTGCTTTTATCGGCCAGTGTGGCCACGAGTGTGGCAACTTCAGACTGCTTGAAGAGAACTTGAACTACCGCGCTGAAACCCTGACAAAGTTGTGGGCCAAGCGCTTTCCAACACTCGAGTTTGCCAAACAATACGAGCGCAACCCCAAGAAGATCGCCAACTACGTCTATGCCAACCGCATGGGTAACCGTGATGAGGCGTCTGGGGACGGGTACCGTTTCCGTGGTCGTGGCTGCATCCAGTTGACCGGTTCAGCAAACTATTTCCATGCAGGCAAAGCCCTCGGCATTGACTTGATCATGGAGCCAGATTTGGTGGCCACACCGCAGTACGCTGCGCTGACAGCCGGACACTTTTGGAACACCCAGAAGCTCAACGCAATCGCTGAATCCGGCAACAACTTGGCATTGACCAAGAAGATCAACGGCGGCACGATTGGCCTTGATGATCGCATCAAGCACACCAATCATGCCTTGGCCGTTCTAGGCGGTTAACTCTTCACTGGCCTTTTGGCGTCTGGCCTGGGGCAGTGATCAGGGGGCACAACTACACACCAAATGGCGCTGGGCATCCCCGTGCCCCCGTAGTGTGTCCACCTGTCGATGTAGGCGTCCGGCATGGTCTTGAGAATGCGGCGCACATTGTGTGATTCGCGTTGAAGGTTGTTGGCAATGGTGCCGACATCCATTCCATCAGGGTTGGCCCTGAGCAGTGAGCGCACCGAGTGTGTGGCATTCGTTCTCATAACTCGTGTTTGTTCAATGTGGGCTTGGTCAAGGGGAAAGCGCGATTGGTGATGCTGAACTGCTTGTAAGCAATCAGGTTTTCCTCCTTCGTCAAACTCTCGTCGGTAGCTTGGTTCTTTGGTCTGAATGCAATATCTTGCGCGAAAATGCTCAGACGTGGAGTTTCCTTCCAGTGAAACGGTGAATTGGGGTGGCACTTGCACTTCATAGCGATCTCCTGATTTCTCTGATTTTGTTTCTGGTCATGGCCAGGTTAAACACACTGTTTTGCCGCATGAACCTGTTGCGCTTGGCTTCACTTCTGCGGCGGTTTTCTTGTATGTTTGGCTTGGGTTTTGGCTTGTCGGGTTTGTCACCGTCCTTGTACACGGCGCGTGGGTACCGCCTAGCATCGTCATACTCATAGGTCCATGCGGCAATGTGCAGTCGCTTCTCGCCAGCCTTGGTTCGTTTGATCATGCGATTGAGTACAGCGTGGGCGTCGTATCGCCCAATGTCGGCATAGTCGGCAAACTCCTGTGCCGTGATTTGGCCAAATATTTCAAGGGCTTCCCACACCTTGATGACGTGGGAACCCGTATTGGTTGAAGCCATTACAGCAGCGCCTCCCCGGCGTTCTCGCGCTGCTGGCGCTGGTACTCAGCTTGCTGCTGGGCTGTCCAAGGCACTGGGCCTGTTGCTGGTGGGAACGGCCACATCAGTTGACCTCCATCTTTTCGATGTTTTTGGCCAACAGCCAGCGGTCGCCAAGCAGCAAAACCGAGCGGACCCATGCTTTGCGGTTGTGTCGATCAAGGCGCGGATCGCCAGAATTCCACAGCTCACTTGCACGGACAAAAAGTTTGCGAAGGTCTTTCATTACATTTACTCCAGTGGTTGATGTATCACAAGTGTATCACACATTTTTGGACATGCGATATTCTTTTATTGCGTTGCGCAATCCGGCCTGCGTGGTGGCCTTGTCGTCCAGCGCCAGCGCTTGTGCTTGGTCAAGTGTGGCTTGGCACATGATGCGGTGACAGATCACCGGCACCCCTTGACCCTGACGGCGCACACGGGCGTTGAACTGCTCGTACAGATCAAGCGACCAGTTGAGGCCGTACCAGACGAGAATGTGGCCGTTTTTCTGCAAGCCGTCAATACCGTGACCCATCGATGCCGGGTGGCCGATCATCAGGGCGCAGTCACCTGTCTTCCACCGACGCATGGCGTTTGTGAGAGATACCTCGCTCTTACACTCGGTCAGGTTGATCGGGTCAAGGTGTTTGAACTTCTCCATGATCCGTGCAGCGTCTGAGCGGTAAGCATAGGCACACAGCACAGGCGAGCCTTGGGCTTCGTCGAGGATCTCCTCAAGGGCTTCGAGCTTCAGGTCATGCACGGGCTCCCACAGCGGCATCCCGGCCACCGGGTACATGGCACCATTGGAGAACTGGAGGCACTTGTTGGTCAGTGACGCTTGGTTAAATGCCTCGACCTCTTTACCGCTGTCGAGCACCAAGAAAAACTCTTTTTCCATCTTGTCGTACTTGGCCCTGAGATCATCGGGCATCTCGATCTCGATGTCGTTGACCATCAGGTCTGGCAGAGGGTTGTAGTCCTCTGCTGACATCTCCAGCGTGATGTCACCGATCAGGTTCTTAATCGTGCTCTCGGTGTCGTCGTAGGGCACCTCTTTGTACGGACCCGCCTTGCGGTAAAACCGGGTGCGGAAGGCCGTCTTCGATGTGCCGAGGCGCTGACCCTTGTCCACCACGAGGAACTGACCGTGCAGGTCTTTGTAGCCATTGCTGGCCGGGGTGCCTGTCAAGCCTGTTGCCCAGTCGAACTTGTCAGCGATCTTGCGAAACGCCTTGACCCGGTTCGTGGCGCTGTTTTTCATCTTGCTGATCTCGTCCCAGATGATCCCGTTGAAGGGCATAGGCTTGTCCTTTTTGACAAAGTATGTCTGTAAGGTTTCCGAAAGCCAGCCAAGGTTCTCGTAGTTGATCATGTAGACATCAGCAGGGCGCAGTAAAGCGCGGGTGCGCTGGTCCTTGGTACCCGTGATCATGCTGAACCGCAGGTGCTTGGTGTGCTCCCACTTCACAGCCTCTTGTCGCCACACCAGTCGGATGACTCGAATGGGGGCCACGATGATCACGCCCTTGAGAAACTGGCTGCGGATCAAGTGAGCAATGCTTGTCAGTGTGATGACGGTCTTACCCAACCCCATGTCCAACCACAGCATCGATTCTGGGTGGGTGCATTGGAAGTTGACAGCCTTTTGCTGGTAGCCGTGGAGCAGGTCAGGTGTCAGCATCCCATCACCATCATGTCGATCATTGCTTTACCGTGCTCCACGTTGTCCACAACAAACACGGGCACCTTATGGCCGCGCAGCCGGTTGTGTTCACGCTCCTGCGCTTCAGTTGGTTTTTGGCCACCGCGCTTAAACTCGCAAAAGAACACTAAGCCGTCGGCGCGGATGAACATGCGATCGGGTACAGCGGCGCGAGCGGGGCTTGTGAACTTGTACGCCAGCACGTTCTTTGACTTGGCGTATTCGCAGACTTTTGCTTCAATCTGTTTTTCCAGCATTTCGCGTCTCCAAGTCAATCAACAATTCGATGTAATGTTTGGCCTTCTCGAGATCAGCAAGGCCGTTTTTCTTGCGCCAGCGGGAAACGTACTTGATCACGTTACCTTCGAAATAACCAATCGCGTTGGCGTAGATGTATTCGACTGGCTGGATCGGTAAATCTTTGTAGTGGGTTCCCGCCACTTGTTTGTTCAGGCTAGACTCAGACATAGTTTCTCCACTTCTCTCACGTAATAGTCAAAATCGACTGGCAGCTTGCCAGCATCCTTGATGTCGTTGCAGACCTGCACACCCCAGCCAGACTCGACACCAATCTTGCGCCAC